GCGGGGCAGCGTCGAGCATTGTCATAGGAAACCCAGTCACAGGCGGTGGCGCGGATCGTGTTCTCTATGAGGATGGGTCGCAGAATCTTGCGGCGGCGTCTAACTTCACGTTTGCATCAAATATTCTGACCGCGCCGACCATCACGGCGACGACTGCGTTTCAAATTGGGTCCTCGCCTCAATACAACATAATTTCCGATGCCGGAATTGCATTTCGATCGGGCGGAACATATCTCGGCGTATTGTCATCGGTATCCAAATTAATCCTACCCACCACAGGTGAGTTCGCTTTTGGAGTGCCTGCAAGCCAAACTAGGGATGTAATCATATCCCGCAAAGCTGCCGGTATCGTTAGTTTTGATTCCACCACATCAGCAAACGGACAGGCCGCGCTGCACCTTTCCGAGCGCACCGCCCCGAGTGCTCCCGCAGCAAACGGCGTCTATATCTACACGCAAGACGACGGCAGCGGTAAGACTCAGTTGATGGCCCTCTTTTCCTCTGGCGCAGCACAGCAAATAGCGATTCAACCGTAAGGAGAAAAGCATGGCGATAATCACACTCACCACAGATACCGCGAGCGCGGCAAGAGTTGCGGCGGCATTTGGACTGAAGCTTGGTTTACCTGAAAATGCCAGCGTTGCGCAAATTAAGGCCGACTTGATGGCCTATGTTGCGGCGGTTGTAGAAGATCAGGAACGGCTGGCGGCGGTATGGGCGCAGCAAGCCGCCAAGACACCATTGGTACAGACATGACCGACGATCAGGAACGCCAAATCCGAGGAGCGGCGCAGGCGCACGCCGTGGCCGGGGCTATGCAGTCTTTCATCGACCAATACGTGATTCTCAGCGTCGAATTGGCCGTTGCAAAAGCAAAACTTGCAGAATTTGAGAAACAACCTCAAAAAGAGGATATTATTAACCCGTAACGGTGCGAACAATCACCGTGGGAACGTCGGGAAGACGTACCTTCTCCCTCCGGGAGTCTTAAATGGCAGATGATGTTGTAGTGAGCGACCTTGTGGTTAATACCACACCAGCGGCGGATGCCGTGTCCACTACTGACGCTACGGCAGCGCCAGCAGATGCCCCTACCAGTGGGGAGCAACAGCCGGGCGATGAAGTAAAAGCCAAAACCTTCTCTCAGGAGGAAGTTGACGAGCTTTTGCAGAAGCGAGTTGCCAAGGAGCAACGAAAAGCGCAGCGAGATGCAGACCGTAGGGTGGCTGAAGCCGTATCACAGGCCCAGCCCAAGGAAGCGCCGGCACCTATCTCAACTGATCGACCGAAAGCCGAAAACTTCCAAACGACCGAAGATTACATCGAGGCCGTGACGGAGTGGAAGGCAGAGCAGATCATTGAGAGGAAGGAAAAGGCGCGAGCCGAAACCACAGCAGCAACGAGACAGGAGCAGTACCAGCGCGAAGTCCATGAGGCTTATACAGAGCGTGAGGACACGGCGCGGGACAAGTATTCCGACTATGAAGATGTGGTCGGAAACCCAAAGCTCCCGATCAATGCTGTCATGGCAGACGCAATACGCACGTCCGATCAAGGACCGGACCTTGCCTATTACCTTGGAAAGCACCCAGACGAAGCCCTGAAGATCGCCAAGCTACCGCCAATCCTGGCTGTAAAGGAACTGGGCAAACTGGAGGCGCGGCTCGAAGCCGAACCCCTGAAGCCCACAAAAAGGTCATCTTCAGCACCCGACCCAATCACGCCTGTTCGCCCCGCTTCCGGGATAGGCGTTCCGAATCTTGAGGACCCAAAAGCCCTCAAGTCACTCGGAACGACCGGCCTCATTGAAGCATGGCGCGCAGAACGCGAATCGAAGGCTAGGGCGTTGAGGAATCGCTAAACATCATGCACCGCTGAGAAGCGGAGCGAGTTTCCAAGGAAAGCAAAGTGTCAAATTCAATCCTGACAATAGACATGATCACAGCCAAAGCTCTGGATATTCTGGAAAACGAGCTTGTGGTCACGCGGAATGTTAACCGCGAATACGATTCTTCGTTTGCCATCGCTGGCGCGAAGATCGGCACCGACCTGCGTATCCGCCTGCCTGACCGCGCTTTGGTCACTGACGGCGCTGCGCTGAACGTGCAAGACGAAAATCAGCAATTCACCACGCTGACCGTTTCCAGCCAAAAGCATATCGGCATCAACTTTACCACCGCCGAACTGACAATGAAACTGGATCACTTTGCCGACCTCGTGCTAAAGCCGCGCATTTCGCAGCTTGCAGCCTCCGTCGATGCTGATGTGTGCAACGTGTACAAGGACGTGTTCCAGTCCGTGGGCACCCCTGGCACCACCCCGGCAACCTCGCTGGTTCTGCTTCAGGCACAGCAAAAGCTGAATGAGGCTGCGGCAACTACTGGCCAGCGTTACGGTGCAGTCAACCCCGCTGCCAATGCCGCTCTGGTTGAAGGCATGAAGGGCATGTTCAACCCGGTCGGATTGCTCTCCAATCAGTTCAAGAAGGGCATGATTACCGAGTCCATGCTGGGGTATGACGAGTTCGCCATGACCCAATCCCTACCTGCGCATACCACCGGAAACTGGGGCACCACGATCACCAGCACCGGCACCCTGTCCACTCAGGGCCAAGCCACGCTGCCGATCACCTTCACCGGCTCCGGCTCAACGTGGAAACAGGGTGACGTATTCACCATCGCCGCTGTCTATTCGGTGAACCCGCAGACCCGCGCATCCACTGGGTCGTTGCAGCAGTTCGTTGTGACTTCCGACCTGACCGCGACCACGACCGGCACGCTGAACATTTCACCGGCCATCTACACCTCGGCAAATGCGCTGGCGACCGTGGACAGCTTCCCGCAAGCTGCCGCTGTGGTAACGATGCTGGGTTCGGCGGCAACGTCCTACCCGCAGAATCTGGTGTACCAGAAGAATGCCTTCACGTTTGCAACGGCTGACTTGCTGTTGCCGACCAACGGCATTGTGATGGGTTCGCGCCAAGTGCATAACGGGATCAGCCTGCGGATCATTCAGGACTACGACATCAACAACGACCGCATGCCCTGCCGTATCGACGTTTTGTACGGTTACAAGGCAATTCGTCCACCGATGGCCTGCCGGATTTGGGGGTAAATCATGGGCGTACAAATGCATGAGGATCGCTACGGTGTCGTTGCCGTCAGCCTGACGCCTGCCGGGACTGCTGCGGGGCCGTTGACCGCATCGCAGACCTTCACGGTGCCGGGACTGAAAACGAGCGACATGGTTCGTGTCGATCCGCCCTCGACTACCGCTGGCCTTGCTATTGTTGGGTCGCGTGTGAGCGCAGTCAATACGCTGCAACTCACCTTCGGAAATTTTTCAACCGGCCCGCTTACATCGGCCTCTGGCACTTACAACGTGTTTGTTTTCCGCCCCGAGGCGGTTCGCACGTCTGTCAGTGCCGCTATTGATTCGTAAGGAGAACAGAAATGGCACTTCCAAGCATAGGTGATGGCGAGCAGATTGGCGATGGCAATACCAGTGAATCATTGCTGGTAGGTCGCGCCGGGATGCCGCTGAAGTTGGGCAATTCCGCCGCGACTACCATCGGCATGTACGGCGCTACCCCTGTGGTGCAGCGGGCAACTGCTGCATCGCATACCACTATCGCAACTACGGTTGTCGTATCTACGACAGGCAGTAACATGTGGGGCTTCACTACCAGTAGTCAGGGTAATGCGGTCCTCGCTGCGGTAGCGGAAATTCAAGCGACACTGGTGGCGCTCGGAATTTGGGCTGCCTAAACTTGTACCACCGCCTACGGATTCTGGCCCTCGCGCAAGTGAGCTACCATGCGCAGCGCCTGAGTCTGTGGGCATCTAACCGGATGACTAAAAAATGAATAAAAGTCCAAAGGTTTCCGTCCTGATACCGAGTTACAACCTCGGCCTATTCATTGCTCAAACGCTCGACAGCGTGCTGGCGCAGGATTTTCAGGACTGGGAATGCATCATCGAGGATGACGGCTCGACCGACAATTCCTGCGACATCATTGCTGAATACGTTGCAAAGGACGCCCGCTTTGCTGCCATCGTTAAACTGACGAACGAAGGTCAGAACAAGACCGCGAACAATCTCGTTGCTGCGGCTCATAGCGAGTATTTATGCTGCCTGCCCGCTGACGATACCATTGCGCCGGACAAACTGAGCAAACAGGTCGCCTATCTGGACGCACACCCAGAGTGCGGCATCGTGTTCGGACAGCCGCGATTTATCAACTCTGGTGGTCCGTTCAAGTATCCTCAGAACGGCATCGAGGACATTGGCGCAAACTCACGCGATGGCTGGAAAGAACGTCTGCGCGGCGGTAACTGCCTGTTCATCGCAACGTCCATGCATCGGCGTGCGCTACACGATGAGCTTGGCAAGTTTGATGAAGCCCTGTCCATGCTGGCCGATCTGGAGTGGTATCTGCGCATTCTGGACAAGCACGATATCCATGTGATCGAGGAACCACTTGCCACGATACGCCTGCGCGACAACGCAGCGAACCTGTCGGCTATGACGCCCAAGCGAGCCGAGACTCATTCGGATGAACTGGAGATTGTGCGCGCACGGCACTTCAAGGTTGATCCGAAAAAGGTCAAGTTTATGCTGGCGACTCCGTTCTATGACGTGAAGGGCTTTTCGCCCTACATCATGTCGTTGGTGCAGACCATCACGACGCTGGTGAGCGCCAAGATACCGTTTGAGTACATCGAACTGTCCGGCGACTCCTATGTGTGGCGCGCAAGGAACCTGCTTGCGGAGCGGTTTATGAATAGCGACTGCACGCATCTTGTGTTCCTCGACTCCGATCAATCGTGGGACGTTAATTCGTTCCTGCGCCTGATACGGGCCGATGCGGATATTGTTGGCGGTGCGTACCCAACCAAGAACAACTGGGAACACTACTCCGTGACGATTCACACGGACGAGAACGGCATCCCTGACGTAAACAATGCCGGATTGATTCGTGGTCAGAAGGTTCCGACCGGCTTTATGAAGATCAAACGCGAAGTGTTTGAACGCCTGCGCACAGCCTACAAGGAAGATTGGTACTGGGAAACCAGTGGCGAGGGCATGCTGCGAAAGATGTGGAATTACTTCGGCCACAAGATCATTGACCATGTTGCCTATGGTGAGGACATATCGTTTTGCAAGCGGTGCGAGTTCCTTGGGATCAAGCTGTATATCGAGCCGCGCCTGAACATCAATCACATTGGCACAAAGACGTGGACCGGAAACTACCATGAATTCCTTTGCAAGCAACCCGGCGGCAGCAATGACCCGGCCCGAAACCAACTCAAAGAGGCGGCATAATGTCAGTGTTCTATATGAAGCACCCAAAACATGGAACCAAAGTCGCAATCCAAGAAGAAGAAGTCGAACACGACAAAAAGCGAGGATGGGTCGAATACGACCCTAACGAAAAGCCCGAGTCCAAGACCATCACCCTTTCCGGTTCAAAGGAAGGCAAATCTGTTCAGGCGCAGGCGTAGGTTTTCTGAAGGATAGATCATGGCTACAGCGGGCGACCAAATCAACGGTGCATTGCGCTTAATCGGGCAACTTGCCGAGGGCGAGTCTCCGTCTGCCGAAACGTCTGCTGATGCGCTGTCGGCGTTTAATCAGATGCTGGATTCGTGGTCTATCGACAGACTGAACGTCTTTACAACGCAGGATCAGACGTTCACTTGGCCGGCCAATGATGGCTCCGTGACGTTTGGCCCGACTGGGGCTGACTTTACTGGCGTAAGGCCGGTCGAAGTACAGGACTCAACGTACTTTGTCTACAACAACATTTCTTACGGGCTGGCGCTGATTAACGAGCAGCAGTACAACTCCATTGCGCTGAAAACGTCCACATCCACATGGCCGAGCGTCCTGTGGGTCAACATGGGCATGCCGAACATCACCATGAAGGTGTGGCCGGTGCCAAGCAGCGCCGTGGAGTTCCACCTTGTTTCTGTGGCGGAGCTGGTGCAGGCTACCTCGCTGGCTGCCACGCTGACGATACCGCCTGGATACCTTCGCGCCTTCCGGTTCAATCTGGCCTGCGAGATTGCTGACGAGTTCGGCATCACTGCGCCGCCTAGCGTTCGCCGCACCGCTGCGCTGTCGCTGCGGTCTGTGAAACGCATCAATAACCCCGGCGACTTGATGAGCATGCCGACGCCGTTAATTACGACTTCTCCGAGATTCAATATCTACAGCGGCCAGCCGTACTAGCATGAGGACGCCTTTCCTCGGACCGTCTTTCACGGCACGATCCACAAACCTTGCCGCGAACAAGCTCATCAATATGTACCCCGAAGCCGTCCCGAACGACGCAGGCGGCAAGGACGTAGCTGGGTTCTTCCGCTGCCCCGGCTCAGTTACCAAGGCCACACTGACTGGGCAGACAGGATCAGCCGTGCGCGGCTTGTGGGTAATGAAGGAATATTGCTTTGCCGTGTGCGGGAATAGCCTGTTTCGTGTGACTTCAGCCTTTGCAGCAACGCGCATTACTGGAAGTCCAAACATTTCCGGCGATGGCCAGGTCAGCATGTCGGACAATGGCACTCAGCTTTTCATTGCATGCAACCCAGATGGGTACATCTATGACTACAATGCTCAGACGCTCTCGCAGATCACGGATGCGGACTTTCTGGGCGCGGTTACGGTTGGTTATCTGGCCGGCTCGTTTCTGTACAACGTGCCCAATTCGCAGATTGTGCAATATACCGCCATTCAAAACGGCACGGACATTGATGCGCTGGATTTCGCTTCGGTAGAAGGCTTGCCCGATAACATGGTGGCCGTGTTTGTTGACCACCTTGAGGCATGGATGTTTGGCGAGGTGTCCATCGAAGTCTACGGGTCCAGCACCAGCACGGACAATCCCTATCAGCGCATTCAGGGGGCCGTGATTGAGCAGGGCTGCGCTGCGTCGTTCTCCGTGGCCAAGCTTGATAACTCGCTGTTCTGGTTGGGCAAGAATAAGGAAGGTGAGGGCGTCGTGTATCGCGCCAATGGCTACGTCCCATTTCCGGTGAGTTCCAGAGCGATTGAATACGCTATCGCACAATGGCCAAATTTGTCTGACGCGGTGGCCTTTAGCTACCTTCAGGACGGCCACGGTTTCTACATTCTGACTTCGCCGGCTACAGCAACATGGGTGGGTGAGACTTGGGGCTTCGATGTAACCACCAGCATGTGGCACCAGCGCGGCTACCTTGACCCGGATACCGGCGTGCAGGGCTGCATACGTGGGCGCAATCATGTTCTTTTTAACGGAACGCATTTGATAGGCGACTCGGGCGATGGGGCAAGCAATAGCGGCGTTCTTGTCAAATACTCGCTGGATATTGCCGACGATGACGGTGACGCGCAGCAGTGGGTGCGCTCGTGGCGGGCGCTACCAGCGGGCCAGAACCAGTTGCAGCGGTCTTTCCAGCACCAGTTGCAGATAGATGGCCAAAGCGGGACCGGGCTAAATAGCGGGCAGGGGAGCGCCCCTATTGTGCGCCTGCGCTGGTCTGATGACGGTGGCCATAAGTGGTCGAATTACCATGAGCGAAAAGTTGGCGCGATTGGGGCTACTCAGACCCGCGTGATATTCCGCCGCCTTGGGTCAACGGATAAGCTACGGGATCGCTTGTACGAGCTATCTGGCACTGACCCTGTGCCGCTGATGTGGAATGCGGCTATCTTGCAGATTGGCGATTCAAGGCCCGGATCATGACAATTGCCAGTCCCAAGATACCGTCAGCGCGGGAACCGTTTATTGACGCTCGCACAAACATGGTTTCGCGCTCGTGGTATCTGTACCTAACCAATTTGGGCCTGATAGTTGATACTGATGCAAATATATCGCTAAATGATTTGGCGACTCAACAGGCATTTGATACGGACAACACATCCCGTTCTGCCGTCCTTGCTTCGGCTGACTTCGCCAATCAGGGCACCACGACGACCTTGCTGCATGGTAATGCCGCTGGAAACCCATCATGGGGCGCTGTATCCCTGTCGGCAGACGTGACCGGGAACCTACCAGTGGCGAACCTGAACAGCGGCACGTCGGCGGGAGCTACGACCTACTGGCGCGGCGATGCCACGTGGGTAAATCCGCTCGCCAGTGGTATAACGGTGGTGATTACGACAGCTGCACTGACGGGCGGCGGGGTGCAGGGCAGCATGACCTTTACTAACGGCATTCTCACGGCTCAAACGGCGGCGACCTAAACATGGCACAAACAGCGACACGGCTCATCAGCGGCTCGATTATGACGAGTAGCACCTTGACTTACTACACAGCGCCTTCCGGGGCCAAGACGGTCATCAAGAAGTTGGTTATTGTCAATACCACGGCTGCTTCGATAAACGCTACGATCTACCTTGTGCCCGGTGGCTCTGCTGGCACGTCCAACACAATCACCGCAGCGCGAGTCATTGCCGCCGCCGAATCATGGTCATGTCCGGAAGCTGAAAATATGGTGCTGGAAACGTCCGGGACAATTCAGGCGCTTGGATCGGGACTTACAATCCTCAGCAGCGGTATCGAAATTACATGAACTTCCAGCCCATAGAGCAACCGCCAGTCTGGGAGTTTGCCGAGGCGAACGGCATTTTTATCAAGCAGATGCCATTACCGGAAGTGGGCATGGCCGTACCGCAGCATTCCCATGAATATGACCACTACACCATGCTGGCGACTGGATCGCTGAAAGTCATCAAGAATGGCGTAGAAATGGGCGTTTTCCATGCTCCCAAGCCAATATTCATCGAGGCCGGGGCAAAGCACTTGCTGATAAGCATGGAACCGAACACACTTGCCTATTGCATCCATCGCACTGACCGGATGGAGATTGTCGAAGAACATCAGGTTTTGGATTTGAAGGCTTTTACGAGAAAGGCAGGCTAAAGCCATCTGGGAAAAAATAGCAGCATCCATTGCAGGGCCGATTATTGGCGGTTTAATTGGCGCTGATGCCGCCGGCGACGCCGCAGACGCCCAAATCCAATCGGGCCGCGAGTCCAACGATCTTCAGCTTCAGATGTTTAACCAGAATCGTGCGGATCAGGAACCGTGGCGTGCTGCGGGCGTCGATGCGATCAATATGCTCAGGTTTGGGATTGAGCCCGATGGCGATTTGGTGCGGCGCTTTGGCATGTCAGACTACAAAGCAGATCCGGGGTATGGCTTCCGGCTGTCCGAGGGGTTCGAGGGAATCAAGCGTTTGGCGGCTTCGCAGGGCAATCTGCTTTCTGGCGGCGTCCTGCAGGCCCTCACCCGCTACGGGCAGGACATGGCCTCGAACGAGTACGAGAGGGCCAACAACCGATTCAATCAAGATCAGGGCAACCGGTACAACCGGCTGGCTGGCGTGGCTGGAACCGGGCAGAGCGCGGTGAACCAGATTGGCGCACAGGGCATGAGTATGGCTCAGAACGTGGGCGGCACCATGCAGGGTATGGGCAACGCTCGGGCATCCGGGTACATTGGGCAGGCTAACGCGCTTCAAGGCGGCTTGACAGGGGCATACAACAACTACATCGGCCAGAATATGCTCAATGCCTATCAGGACAGAACTAGAACGATGAATGGTTCTGGCGTCGGCGGATATGTTCCCTATGGTGGGGCAGGGATAGGAGCGTTTGGCGAATTGGACGGGTTTTAATCATGCCTACCGTCCCTACCCTCCGCCTACTGTCGGCCTACCCTCTCCCAAAAAAGGGGGGGGATACCCCAAAAGGGGGGATACCCCAAAAGGGGGGATACCCCCCGCTTTTTTGGAGAAAGTGCTAAATGCCTTCTATCGACAGTTCCATAGCTACCAGCGGAAAGCAGTTCCAGCTTGCCGACCCGGTACAGCAATACTCAAACATGCTGGCCATCGAGAACGCGCAGCAGCAGGGGCGCACAGGGCAGCTTCAGTACCAGAACATGCTCCGTGCCAATCAGGAGCAGGACGCCACGAATGCGGCCTACAAGAACGCTATTGGCCCGGATGGTCAGCTAATCGAGAACAGGCTGATTAGTGGGCTGGCGAGTAGTGGTGCCGGGGCGAGCCGGATACTGACCGCGCAAGAGTTTTTCCGAAAGATGAACAAGGATAAGGTTGATGAAGATAAGAGCAGGTACGAAATTGTCGGGAAAGCGGACTCTTTCTACAAAAACCTAATTGGACAAGTAAATGGCCCAGATGAAGCGAAAATGTGGGTGCTTGCCCAGCATCAAGACCCGTATCTAGGGCCAATCCTTCGCCGCGCCGGATCAGTCAATGACGCCATTTCTCGCATCCCAAATGACGGCGCTGAGTTTAATCAGTGGAAAATGCGCCAAGGTTTGAGTATGAAGGATTTTATTGAAAAAACGACGCCTAAGATACAACCGGTCGATCTTGGCGGCACAGTTGGGTTTGCGAATATGAATCCGCTGGCCGGACCGCCTGGGCCGATGGCTGGCGTGGCTGAAGTTCCTAAAACGCCGACGATTAGCGAACTGGAAACTGCGCGGCGTAACACGGTGACGGAGAGGATTGCCGGAGATAATCTTAAGGTTAATCAGCAACAGCTTGCGGATAGTCGAGATTTGGTGTTTCAGAGGAATCTGGCAGCGGCCAAAGAAGGCGTTGACGGAAGGCCGCTGACAGAAGCACAGGGCAATGCTACGGGGTTTGGGTTGCGTGCTAGAGAGGCAGCTGACCTGATTAACGAACTTGAGACAAATGGCACATTTGGGCGCCTGGCAAACGTCAACAGCGCAATAAGATCAGGTCTTGAGAGAGTTCCAATAGTGGGCACAGCGGCAGGGGGTTTAATTGGCGGCGCTGGGCATCTCGCATTGTCTACAAAACAACAACAATATGCACAGGCGCGGGATAACTTTATCCGCGCCGTGTTGCGGAAAGAATCTGGCGCAACCATTTCTCCGGCTGAAATTCAAGGCGCGGAGGAACAGTATTTCCCGAGAGCGGGGGAAAACAAAACTGTTATAAAGCAGAAACAAGACAATCGAGAAACGGCGATTGAATCTCTGAAGATTCAAGCTGGCCCCGGTGCGAGGAAAATACCGGCAAGGAAGGCTGCGCCTGATCTAGACGTTTCAAAAATGAGCGATGCTGACCTTAAAAAATCACTTGGGCTGCCGCCGTAATGGATCAGAATAATCTGAAGTTAATGGAAGAAGCGCAAAAGCGCGGTATTTTGCCGCCAGAACAGTCCGCGATGTTTGACGAGGCGAAAAAGCGCGGGCTGGTTAAGTTGGACGCAATGGATACTTCTGCCATGACTCCTGAAATTCCATCTGCCGCAGTCAAAGTCGGGCGCGGCATGATGGATTTATACCAAGGCGTAAAGCAGCTTGGCTTGATAATATCAGATGCATTTACGGGCAAGAAAGACGCGGACGTTTATACAAAGCAGGTCGGTAAGGAAATAGCCAACTATGAACGCGGGCGTGGCGGTCAGGCGAAGATGGGACAGACCATAGCCGGCAACGAAACAATTTCTGCATATCAGCCGAGGCAACCGGCAGCATTTGATTGGTTTCGGTTGGCAGGAAATATTTTAAATCCGACGGTGTTGGCCCCCGCGAGCATCGGCGGGAATTTGGCGACAAAAACTGTAGCCGCCACTGCTACCGGGGCCGGAGTTACCGGGCTAATGTTTAACCCAGAAGGGGAAAGCAGGGCCGAGAAAATGGCATTGGGTGGAACTGTTGCAGGGGCCATCCCAGGGGGCGCACAGTTGGTAACAGGAGCGGCGCGCAAGGGCGTAAATGCATCCGCTGATTTAATCTCCAGATCAGTCGGCAACGGCATGAACACGCTGGCGTTGACGCAGCAACTAGAGGCAATTGTTAGTCGCGCTGGTGGTGATTGGGTAAGCCTTAATCCACAAATTCAGGAATCGCTGCGTTCTGAGGCAGTAAGGCAACTTGCTGTAGGTAACTTAAATCCAGATGCATTGGTTCGCGTTGCGCGGGCACAAATGCTTGACCCTAGATTGCAATTGACTCGAGGGCAAGCGACACGCGCTCCAGCAGACTGGCAGACAGAACAGAACCTACGCGGAATACAGGTGGTTGGCGATGATCTTAGGACAAGATTTGGAGAACAGGGGCAAATCTTAGGAGAACAGGCAGAGCGTTTGCGCGGGACTAACGTAACCCCGTATCAGGCTGGGGATCGCGCTGTTTCAACGATACAGCAGAAGGCGCGTGAAACTGGCGACGAAGTATCCGCGCTTTATACTGCCGCAAGGGATACCGTTGGCGCACAGGCAAATGTACCGCTTGGGCCGATGCATATACGCGCAATGGCTGCCCTTAACGACTTCGACGATGTTATTCCTAGCCCCATCAAAGCACGCCTTGAGGCGCTTGGCATCGGGCGCATGGGGCCAACAAAGGCGACGAAAGCATTTACAGTCGAAGAAGCGGAAGCGCTGGACAAACTAATAAACAGACGCTGGGACGCGAGCAATAGACCGCTGACCGCCGCGCTCGGACAAATCAAGGGCGCAATCAGGGAATCGCTGGACAGCATTGGTGATGAAG